CGGAGGTCACTACGATTGGCTTATTCTCACTGATTTTGATTTTGGCACCCCTCTTGGTGCCAAGATTTTGGCTGGTGAAACTCCCAATTCTGGCGAGCGCCGGGTCATTGATACTTTCCGGCGCTTTATTCCCCAACCAGCGATTGAAGCTTGTTACGTTCCATGTAACTGTTGTGATGATGATGACGACTTGCCCACTGAACAATCTGGTTGGCTTCCTGAGCTAACCATCCGTCATGACATCACTGACAAAACTGTTGACTTCGTCCGATCCTCAATCAAGAAAGTTGACAACATCACTTCTAAGGCCACTGCACAGGTCAAGGAAGTTGCCCAATCCTTTAAGGATGCCCCATTGGATATGGCCTATAAAGCTGTCTCCACTCCTTCCCCCTGGGACTATCTTGTTACCACCGTTCCTGGTCTCAAAGATCATCCCCTAATGAGCGCGTCCCTGCGCCGCTTGTTGGATGCTCTTGTCCATGGTTACATTATGACCACTAGTTCCCAGGCGGCCATTGCCCTCGGTGCTTATGGTTTCTTGACCAAGCCCCCTATTGATGCCGTTATAACCCCCCTCCTTTCACTTCTGGCGGTGAAACTTTTTAAGCCAGCTTCCCAATTACCTGAATCCCAGGGGTATTGGGATGAGGTTGGAGGTTATGTTTCGTCCATGCGAGTTCATGCTTATGGCCTTGTTTCCTGGTTGTTCACCGGAACATGGTCTGAGGCCCCTCGCACCTTCAAAGTTTCAGACCTCAATGCCGAATTCACTTTTGCCCGCAATGTTTCTACAGTGGGCGAGAAGATTTGGCTCCTTTTCTGCCGCTTTATCGATTGGGCTGCTGTTCTCTGTGTTGGCAAGCCTGTGTTTAATAAGGCTGTTTTCACTGCTCGTGAAGAGTTGAAGGAGATTGGTGATCCTACCTCCCCCCTTCCTTGGATCGAGCGTTACCAGCGCGTCGTTGCTCTCGAAATGACGCTCATTGGTCAGGACGCCCCTCGCGACCTCCTTGCCGATCTTGCCCGTTTTCGCCATGTGTTAACTTCGTTTCCCCGCGATGTTTCCGACCTTGCTGTTAATGAGGTTGAGAGAGACTTCCCTTATGGACTCGGAGATTCCACTGTTGATGAAGTTAATGCCCTGTTCACACGGGCCAAGTCTCAATGCACTTCTGCCTCTGTTCTGAGCAGCCTTGAGACCCACCACCGCCTTGTCCTTTCAGCTGTTGAGCGCAAGGATGAGATGCGAAGTCACTCTGAATTTTCTTCCTTGCGTGCTGAGCATGTTGATATTATGGCTCTCCCTCAGGAATTTTCTGTCCATTTTAAACTTAGAGATCTTGAGACTCGTGCTTCGGTGTTCCTAACCAAGGTTCTCTCTACGAATGCCACTTCGTCTTTCAAGGCCTCTGTGCGTAGCTTCCGAGATTCTGTCCTTGAATCGGCTAAGTACCACATAGCCAATGTTTCTGCCAATGGAGGAGTTCCCCCTCCCGTCATAGCTGTCGTCAAGGGACCCGCTGGAGTTGGCAAGTCTACTATGGTTGAGATGGTTGGCGCCGCTCTTGCCAACCATTACGAAGTTTCTAAGCAGCGCTCTGGAGTTTACCCCATCCAGTTGAACAGCCTCAACTTCCCCCCACCTAATTTTGATGAGTTGACTGCCGTGTGGAATGACCCCATTGCCGCAAACACCCCCGAAGAGATGACCAACTTCATTGAGATGCTCTATCGCCTCGGTGACCCCAGTCCAGTCCAGCTCGACACTCCCACAGAAAACCTTAAGGGTGCTCGTGTCCTGGCTCCGTCGTTGATCATTATCACTGTCAATGACTTTGCTATGTTTGTCAACTGCCCTGCCCGTAATTTGAATGCGCTTACTAGGCGTGTGACTGGAGGCTTTTGGGATTTTACACCCCTACAAGCCGGTTCCATCCGTGAGGTTGCCCTCACCGCAAGCTTTGATACTCTCTTCACCTTTACACAACTTGGCGGGCGCCCTATAACTGGCTCCCAGTTTGTGGATCACATGATTTCGACCATTGATTTCTACCACAAAGGGGCCGGCCAAATGCGCAAGGTTGTTGGGCGGGTTTCGGACATGTACAAGAACTCCGATGCCATCCCTGTTGTTCCGGTTATGGCGAGCGCTCTGCTTTCGAGTGTTATGGCGACGGATGCCACATTAGCTAAAAGAGCCGGAAAACGCCTTGCCGAGTTCAAAGAGCTTTACAACACCGCTAGCGTTCCCACTAGCGAAAGGAAGCCACCTCGTAAGCGATTTGCCAAGGAGACCTTTACCAAGCGCTTCGCAGCCCCTGAGCTCCTGGCTTACGACATTGGTGCTCCTCCACGTGCCTTTGTTGAAACCGAGACCTCACCTATCGGTAGCAGTTCAGACGTCCTTTACCCCCAGAAGTTTGTGACTCCTCATGGTTCCGATGATGACAGCCTTGTGCTTGCCGAGTCTGAAGAGGATGTCCCTGAGTTCCAGATGCTCTACTCTAAGGACGACGTCATTCAAATCCTTAATGGTATGGGAATGCCCCCTGCAAACCTTGAGCGCGCACTGGCTGCCCTTAGCCGAGCTTTCCCGCTTGATAGAATTGAAGACCTTGCTGGTGGAGGTGGGCCAGAGTTCCTCCGCCCATTCCTAATGCAGCATGTTGGAGAGTTGATTCCCCCTATTTCAGAGGATTTGTATCTGGCTACTGCTGAGGATGTTCGTGTTTGTCTCACTGGATCTTCAAAGGCTGGTTACATAGCTCGTTCCGGCAGGTGTTTCTTCCTCCGTGACGATAAGAATCGTGTGTGTGGAAGACATGGATTGAAGATTGTTTCCAATGAGTGTGCTGTTGCGATTGCTAAGGAGCTTGACGACGATGGTAAGTTTGCTGAGAGCTTTAAGCCTATTATGCTTTCCGAGATTCACTGCCCCACCAGCCACAATTTCTTCGTGGCTTGGCTTTTGGATTTCTATGAAGGCATCTCAGATCCCCTTTATGAAGCCCTTAAGTTCCTTGGCGTTGTCGTGGGTGCGAGTCTCGTTGGCATATCAGTTGCCATGATTGTTAACATGGTTCTCGGAGCCCTTTACTCAGGGCCCTCCGAACAGGCGACTGGCTACGACGCTGTCAAGCTTAGATCTGCTCCTCGCCGTATTCCAGGTAAGCAGCGCTTTGAACCTTCTGCTCCAACCTCCCAAGGTGCCATTGAGATTCCCCCAATTTCTGTAGATGGCCGTGCGGATAAGATCCGACGCAACATGGTCAAGCTTTGGGTTAAGAACCCATCGGCGAAAGCCGGTTGCGTGTGTTTTGCGACCGGAATTCTTTTGCGTGTGGCAGTCACAAATCGCCACCCCTTTGAGAAGCTTGAGCCTGGTGCCGTCATGTCTGTGTATGGAAGGACCTCCCGTTCTGTAGCTGTCGTTCGCGGGACACGCTTTTCTAAAGAGCATTACCGCAACGGTGTCGCCCAAGTTATTTGTGACTCCATCCTTGATGTCTCCTACATTCTCTTTCCCATTGACTTTCAGCAATTCGGTGACGTCCGTCACTTTATTGCCCCGAACTCCTTCGACCCCGAAGAAACTTCCGGAGCACGGATTGTGATGCCGAACATTGTCTTGGGAGAATTTGAAGATAGCCCAGGCATCACTGTCAACGCTCGAGATATTGTTCTCGCGTCCTATGATGGCTTTGGCCTCACAACACTCCGAAGTGGTAATGCATGGGATTTCCTGCGATACTTTTCGGGTGGTACAACCCGAGAAGGTGATTGCGGAGCTCCCTATCTTGCTACTGTGACTAATGGAGTCCTTGGCCAGCATCCCTGGTTTGGAATTCATGGAGCGGGTGATAAGAACCGTGCCTATGCCATTCGTTTGGACCGTGAATATGTCGATGACTTCCTCGCTAATTTCTTCTTTCCTGAATTTGACGAGGTCCCAATGCAACAAAGTGCCGAGTTTTTAACCTATGGCACTAATCCATACAATTTGCAGAGTTACTACGGTGACCTCGACATTCGGCGTTCCCCCTATGTACCCACCGCTGTGACCCTTGAAGAGTCGATTTTCCATGGTGAGCTAGACGGGCTTAGTTTTGTTGGGGATGACGGACTTCTTGTCCGATTCCCCGCACCGTCACGTGCTCCAGTGAACCTCCGCCCGATCGACGGCGTTCCTGCCGTCGTTCGGGCCCAAGGCAAGAAGCAGCCCTTCCTCCCTCGTATAGACGAAGAGAATCGTGCGGCTTATGGCCGGGCTGCTGAGGCCACCATGTTGAGTGCCCCTTCCCGACCTGCCCGCTTCTTGACTTTGGATGAAGCCTTAAATGGCTGTCCTGAGTGGGATACACCGGGTATCGACGTTAAGACGTCTCCCGGTTTCCCAACCGTTGTTGAACCCGGCCACTTACCGGGAAAACTTTCTAATGTCCTGCGTGGCAGCGATGGTAAGTTCACCTTGGCCCCTGAAACTCATGCCCGTTGGTTGAATATTATCAATTGCTGGCGTAAGAATCAGGCGGTCGAATTCTTTACATTCAGCTGCTGCAAAGTGGAGAACCGCCGGCCTGCTAAGGTTGACATTCCCCGTGACATTTGTATTTTCCCGGTCGAAGTTGTCATTGCTCAAAAGATGACATTTGGTGCCTGGGTTGGACAATTAAAGCGTACCCGTGTTGTTAACGGTATGCTCTATGGAATTGACTTTAATAGCCCTGAGGGGATGTTGGTCATGAAGTGGCTCAAGAGATTCAGCGTTCATTGGAACCTGGATCTTGAGAACCACGACGTGACCTTTAACCTCATATGGGCACTTATAATCTTTTTCAAGAACATCCTCCCATGGTACAGGCTCTACATGCCTGACATGACTCAAGAGGATGAAAACCAACTTTACCAGGGTTGGCGTTCTGGCTTTGAGTCTATGAACATTGTTGCAGGAAAAGTTTACTTTTCCCGCCCTTCAAATCTTTCGGGTAGTGGTTTGACCACACCCGTTAATATGATTGATGTCAAGACTCTTGCCGTCGCCACCTGGTCACTTGTTGTGGGCAATGAAAACCCCACACTTGAGTCGTTCACTCAAGATGTCGCCTGGGTTAACTACTCAGACGACATAGCCTTTTCGTCCGTTGTTTTGGATGGCCATGCTTTCAAGCGTATTGCTGAGAGCCATTTTGGCCGTTCTATAACTTCGGGCGTTAAGGACACCCCAATTCAGCCCATGAAATGGCAGGACTTGGTTATTATGAAGCGTCGCCCTTGTGCGACTTACTTCGTTTTGACTGAGGACTCCCTTAGTGAGCAGATTACGTTTGTTTGGGGTGGGCCTGGTTCCAGGCAGAACACCTATGAGAAAATTGACGCCTTCTTACGTGAGATGGTTCTCTATGGCCGTGACGCTTTTGAAAAGGTCAAGGCTAAAGTCAATTCCCACTTTGCAAAAGTGGGGTGGGCTCAGGTCACCCACAACTATAATGCGCTTCGCGCTGACCTACTCTCAAAGCGTGGCATCCTTTATGCCGCGGGAAGAACTTTGACTCCCAGTGTTTCATCTTCCAGCCCGGTCGAACAGATGGGGTTCTTCAAGGCCTCCCCCTCTGGATCGCGAGCAAGCAGCCAGTGTTTCACTGGTTTGAAAGCCCGTGCGTGGCCGTCCTATGGTATTATGGACCAAGCCTATACGCCTCAAATTACCAGCAAATCATTTGCCGAAAGTATACCGGAGCGTACTGAAAATGCTCCGGTTGTTGACCCGTCCCAACAACAAGAAGGACTTACTCAGGTTCTGTCCGCTGTTCCGCGTGCAAAAACTGAATCCGAGGGGCCAAGTTTTGTCCCCCTTGATGTAGCTGATGAGACTTTAGCGCGTCCCGGCTTCCCGCCGGGTAAGCGCCTTTACCTCATAGAGAAGATATCTATAACATCCGCGACTGCGGCTAGGGATGTTCTGACTAAGTTAGTCTTTCCCGACGCCCTGTTAACGATGCCGGCTGTCATCTCTTCACTCTACAACTACCGATACTTGCGTTGCAAGACCAAGTTGACCTTTGTGGTTGCCTGCACACCTTACACTACAGGCCTTGTCGGAATTAAGTATGTTCCTGGAGTCGGTACCTTAACTGTTGGCACCAGCCCCTATGAGCAAATTGTTCCCGTCGTTTCAGTGCCCGATTACTTAATTGACCTTTCTAGTCAATCTGTGGTCGAGTACACTCTCGATTGGAATCACCCTTATTCCTTCAAGGACCTGCGTCAAGCGTTTGGCGGTGAGAACGGGATGGTTGTCATTTTTATGCAACATCCCCTCGCCTCCTCAACTGCAGCAACCCCAGCGAATGTCCAGCTTTCTGTCTACGCGTCCTTTGAGGACGTGCAGTTGGCTGGCCCTTCCAACACTATCGTCACCGCGGAAGCTCAGAGTGGCAAGAAGAAATTCAAGCCCTCTGAGGAATCTGTGGGCAAGAGCATCGATAAAGTCGTTTCTGGTGTTGGCTCAACTATTGAAGGCGTTTCTGCCCTCATTGAGCCAGTCATGAAAGCTATTCAAACCATAACTCAATTGGTTGCTTTTCTTGACAAGCCCCACGACCTCTCGAGCCAGACTCCTGTCGTGATCCGTCCTATGGGCTTACTTAGCCATATTGACGGCCTCGACACTGGCCAAACTCTTGCCTTGCACCAAGGTTCCGTGGCAGCCACTGCCTCGGGCCTTCTTCCTGGTGATGGTCGTCCGACCATCAAAGCTGTCATTTCAAAGATGGGCAATCTTCGCGTATTTGCATACACGGCGGCGACTTCTGCCTCCACTGTGTTAGCGCGTATGCCCGTGGCTCCAGCCCATTGTTACAAATTTGGTTCGGAGCCTGAGACAGCACAAATGACCCCCCTAAGCTGGTATGCCATGGCTTTTAGGATGTGGAGGGGTGCTATTCGGTACCTCTTCATTTTCTCTTCTCCCATTGGTGTAGCTAGTAGGGTTCGGATTACATGGATTCCCGACATTAGCACTTCTGCAGTTATTGCAGCGGATGATGTCGCTGACATGGTGAGTAAGGTCGTTGACGTTAATGGAACAACGATCTGCGAATTCGAGGTCCCTATGAGCGGGGTTGCTCCTTGGTACCTCACTCGAACGAACGATGTTATCACTGAAATCCTTGATGCCGATTATGCTGCCACCTCTAATGGGCAGCTTATTGTGCAATTGGATACTACGGTTACATCGCAAGTTAACGGGATCTCACCTTCCGTTTATTGCTCCGTCTACGTTGGCGCAGGTTCCTCTTTCCAGTTTGCTGAACCCATTGACTTACCTCATGGCATGGTTGCGGACTGGGACACAAATGATGATCCCTACCCGCCCGAAGCCCAAATGGACATGGTTGCATTCACCCAGAAATTATCGGAACCCATTTTCCCTGCTCGTCCAGTAATGGAACAGGGAATTGGTGTTGCCGACCTGCCTGATCGCATCACTGACCTTTTGAAGAGGTTTACTCTTTGGAGCAACCTACACAATGGAACCGCTCCCATCATCCAGAATAGGCCTCCGGACTATACTGGCAACGAGCAGTCTTACGACGCTCTAGCCTTTATTAACTGGTCCTATTGGATTATGTTCCCATTCCGCTACTACCGTGGTGGGGTGTCTTTTAAGGCATTAACTTCCAGCGTGACTGCTAACACATTCACGACTGCAATGCCTCGGGTTTTCACCAACCTTAGTTACAATGGTGCAACCCCCATGGCCATCACTCCTCCAGTGGTGTCGCCAGTTCTCGAAGTCTCTGTCCCTTGGTTCAACCGCTTTCCCTTTGCGGAAGTGAACCCGATCGGGGGAGGAGATGCCGGAGAATGGGACCATAACGATGTTCGTGAGACATGCTTTGCCAATTTGGGTACTAATTACCAGATTTGGGGAGCGATGGCTGATGACATCCAACTTGGTCCATGGGCCGGGCTTGCTCGAATTCGTTTCGACTGGCCCGGACCGGAGGACAAGAAGTCGCCGAAAGGCGCAGTGTTGCGAAGCACGCCCAAGTAATTGGGCGTGTTAGCAGGTTCACTCACGTTTGTGGAAGCGTGAGTGTTTCCAAACACATTTGTATACCCACTCTTGACACGTGTTCTAGCGTGTTGAGGTT